GTTTAGAAGCAGGCCGTTCTTGGCAGCTCGTCGTAAAACGCGAGCGAGCTATGATCGGGGCACTCATTCGAGTGTCTCGATTATGGCTAGGCGACTTAAACCGATCGTGGATATTATCTATCGTATCTTTTGTACGTTTCTGCCGGAGTCTCCGGAAGCACCGTGGCTCCAAAGGATTAGCTATTTATCTGAAAACCTGCACCATACTTCTTATGAAGGTGGTAGCAGGGGAACGGATAAAAGATCTATCTCCCTACGGATGCCGGGTGGCTTGTACAGGGTCAGGGGTTCCGAGAATCATTCCAATGATTCATCGGCAAGGGGTCCTTAGTGGAGAACCACGGATCGTGAGATTCTGGATGACTTTATTCGGATTATACCGAGTATTAGACTTCCAGGTCTCATTCTCTGTGAAAACCATTACTACCCCGGCGCCCTCTTTGAATCTAGCGGCGTACTCGTGGTTTATTCCCTATTTCTTTTCCGATCTGGAGAAGATGGGGTGTAAATTCGAGTTCCCTGAATGGGAGCCGTTAGAGTTAAAGAAGGCAGCCCCTGGGACCCGAACGGGGTCTAAACGGGATAAGGGAGGGGTAGGCGTGATCGAGCACGGCCATAGAAGGTTGATTTGGATCCAAACCTCTATGTCTGTTCTCTTTGAGCAGGCGGTTCAGTTTTTCAACTTTCCGCCATTGCTCTTGGCTCTTGAGAAGGTTGGGAACCTTCTCGGACCAGACGCGCTTCCCCGTATGAAGACGTTTAGATCCCTTGTACAAGGGACTCCTATCTTCCCTTGGCCCCTCGGAAAACTGGGCGTCAAGGAAGAACCAGGTAAGAAGCGGGTGTTTGCTATGGTCGACTGGTGGACGCAAACTCTACTTTACCCCTTACATAGGGCTGTCTTTGGATCTCTGAGGTTTATCCCTCAGGATTCCACTTTCAATCAGATGAAGGGTGTAGAGAGGGCGTGTGCAACAGTCCAGGACGGCTATGTAGCCTCCCTGGATCTGTCGGCGGCTACCGATCGACTTCCCGTCGATCTGCAGTCGCTCCTCGTCGACTATATCAAGCCTGGCTTAGGATCTCCGTGGAAGGAGCTCCTGGTTGGGCGAGCCTACAGAGTCCCGAAGAAATACTCTTCCGTGGCTTCTCAAGTCCACTACGCATGTGGACAGCCAATGGGAGCTTATTCTTCGTGGGCTATGTTGGCCCTCACTCACCATTTCCTAGTGCAGATGTCGGCCCGACGATGCGGTATTACGGAGTGGTTCACAGGGTATGCCGTACTGGGGGATGATGTGCTGATATGGGATCGGCACGTCACTCACCAGTATCTCGAGCTTATGAAGGAATTAGGGGTAGGAATCTCGATGCATAAGTCTCTTGTGTCCAACAATGGGACTTTCGAGTATGCAAAGAGATTTATTGCCAAGGGGGTCGATTGCTCTCCGCTTCCTCTACGTGAGGCGGCGGCAGCAAGTTCGTCCCTGGACGCACTACTCCTTCTTATTGATAAGTTTCGGCATGACTGGAGACCTGCGGATGTTCTTGCTTTCCTGGGTAAAGGCTACAAAGTTAGAGGTTCGTTGAGCCGCTCATTGAGACGTCAGTCTCGAGTGGTTTCTCGGATACTCGTCTTTTTAGCTCAGCCTGGTTTAAGTAAGATTTCATTCGCCTCCTGGTACCAATGGTTCGGGATGGTAGGAATAAACTCGTTCCGTCTACTGCCTCTGAAAGATTTAGAGCTCAAGATGAATAATCTTCTTGAGTACTATACCGATCATGCGTATTCGGAGCATGCCCGTTGGATGCGTCCGACCAATTACGG